AAAGAATTTTTAAATTTTAGTAAATCAACGTATGAATATGTTGATGAAGAAAATATTGATAAAACTAATTCTCAAAAAACATTCAAAAATTTTCAAGAGTTAATGAGAAGTTTAATGAAAATTACTAACAATAGTGTTAATAATACGTTATCAGTTGAGGATATACAATCAAAACAATTGACAAATATTTCTAATAAAATTAGTCAATTTTTAAATTATGATATATATTTTAAAAAAGGAAATCCGTCTAATTTTGATAGAAGATTATTCTATACGTTTTCAACAAAGCGTACCACTTTACAACCTGAACCAGTGGTTAGTCCTTATACTTGGGATTATTATAATTATGTAACACCAAATTCTTTACCTAGTACTGGCCCTAATTCTCCATCATTAATTACATCTAAATTTTTAAAACCAAATGAATGGAAAGCATTAGAAACTTATGTTGGATTTTCCAATATACCAGAATTGGTTTATAAAGATAATGGGTCTTATATTACTGATTTCTTTATTGATTGTAATGTTGCATTTGACGTTGAAAATGTTATAAATTTATATCCTATTATTAAAATTTATGCAACTCAAAAATTAAAAGATAATAGTTTGAACTATGATAAGTTTGTTATATTGATGAATGAGTATTTAACTACGTTAGATAGTTTTAACAATAAAATTTTGGATAGTGTTATGATTAAAATTAGAACACTATTACCTACGGTTAGTGAGACACCTAGACCACCAAAAGAATCTGTATTAGAAAGTACTCAAAGTAAATTGGAGTTATGGGAATCATTTAAAGCAACAAACGATAAATGGATTGCGGGTAATGATTTTAAAACTAAAACTTTATTTGAAGATATTTTATTATTGGATAGAGCGAGTAGAAATATTGGTGAAAAAGTATTGGTTGATATTATAAAATTAAAAAATACTTTAACTAATATTAATGTTACTGCAAGTATGTTAACATATGTAAATGATATTTTGGTGACAAATAATTTTGTTGTAATGAATATACCATCATATGTTAATTTTTATAATGTTCAGGATGCGGTGAAAAATCCAAAACCAAGACCTGATGGTACTTTGGAATTCGCTAATATAATGTTTGGTACTTTTATGAATGTTGATTATAGAAATTCATCAGCAAAAATGGTTTGTTTTTATGCTGGTAAACCAAGTCAACACGTTGCAATTAATAATGTTGATTATAGATTTAAAGACGATGCTTTTGATTTAAGACGTGCTAGTGATAATCCATTAAATGAAAACCAAATCGATAAAAATGATTGGGATAAATCAAATAAAGTTGTTGGGTTTAATGTTGAATTTGGTACTCAAAATCAATCAATGTTTAAAGGTTTTAACGTTTCACAAAACCCGGGACTACCAACAACGGAATCATTACAAATTATCAATCAAATGGCTAATCAATCAGGGAATAGAGGGGGCTCAACTCAAAATATGTCATTATATAATTTGTATAAAAATAGAAGTTACGCTTGTCAGGTAAATATGATGGGTAACGCCATGATACAACCAACTATGTATTTTAATTTGAGACACGTTCCTATGTTTAGTGGTCCATATATGATACAAAAGGTTAATCATACTATAACACCCGGGAATTTTGAAACCACTTTTGAAGGTATCAGACAACCGACAGCATCTTTACCTTTGGTTGAAAATTATATCCAATCATTAAAAACATCGTTATTACAAACTATAATTGAAACAAATAATCAAAGAAGGGTTGAAAATAATTTAACGGCTTCTACTAAAGATAATGTAATAAATCAGACAACTCAAAAGGTGGATGAAAATACAAAAAAAGGTGTTACAAAACCTCTAAATACTCAAGAATGCTCACCCGTGATATCTAAATATGATAAATTCACACCTGAAACACCAACAGGAACCACGGCAACATATCAAGAAGTTATTGGGTTAATATCATCAAAAACAACGGACCAAAAAATTAGGTATTCTGTTTTTGCTAAAATGTATTTAAATAGTAATAATGATGGTTTTAATTTAAACACACAATCTAATAATTATAGTGGTACGGATTTATTTGGTGATTGGGGTCCTTCTGTTGATAGATTTTTTACAAAAAAACAATATTATTGTGGTGGTAGTAGTAATACTAAACCTTATGTTATGTTTGAAAATTTAAGTCAAAATATTGATTTTTTAATTAGTAGGTTTAGTGGTAGAGTTTCTGAAATAAAAGATATAAGTTCTTCTGAGATAACTAAGTTTATTATACTATATGGTGATGCTACAATATCTAGTAGTAATGTTTATACTACGATGAATCCGACGGATATTACAAATATGGAATCTCGAGTAACTGAGTCTATTAGATTATATAACCAAATTAGTGGAAATTTTAATTATGTTGTATAAAAATAAATAAAATAACATTTACAAATAAACAGATATTTATATATAAAAAAGATTATGGATACAAAATCATTATTAGAAAATTACTTAGGTAAAAAAACCCGTACAACAGAGAAAGATATGGGTAACGGTTCAAAACAAGTTTGTGATTTGGATTCGGGAGATTGTTATACAATTAGAATGAAAGATGGTCTAATTGAGAGAGTTGATAATACAATGAACCAAAATAGGAAAATACAGGTTGAAACAACAACTGGTGTAAAACAATTATTAATCGGATAATATGAAAAAAATAGACAATAGAATTTTAGAAGAAATTGCCAGATATAACTCAATCAATAATTATATTGTTGAACAAGAGGCTACTTTACCGCCAGCACCGGGTGAGGAAGACCCAAACACTCTACCACCTGAGGGGGGAGATATACCACCGGCTGACCCAAATCTTGCTCCACCGGCAGCGCCAGCGGAACCTCAACCGGTTGATTTGGAAAACGACCCTGATGTGGAAAAACTTAACGATAATGAAGCGTCTACTGGTAAAACTGAAGAAATGGATATTACTGATTTAGTTAAATCTCAAAAAAACGTAGAACAAAAGCAGGAGGAATATTTTGATAACCTATTTCAACATTTAGATAATTTAGAAAATAAATTAGGTGAGATGGATGGTATTATGAGTAAATTAAATGACTTGGAGAATAAAATTGAAAAATACCGAGAAAAAACTCCACAAGAAAAATTAGAACTTAGAAGTTTAGATTCGGGACCATTCAATCAAAAATTAAGTCAATTTTTTGATGATAAAGAAGAGGATATGGAAAAATCCGGAAAAAATGAATATATTTTAACTCAGGATGAGGTTGAAGATTATTCACCAATTGAAATTAAAAAAACATTTAGAAATTTTGGAGATGAAGGTAAACCAACTTCATTTCAACAATTAAGATAAATAAGACGGACTAAATGTCCGTTTTATTTTCTAAAACAATTTGACAAACCCACGGCTGACACTTATACTTTTATAAACCTTTAAATATTTTAAACACTATGGCGACAAATTCATTAGACGCAGTTTTGGCTCAATACGAGAAAGCAAAACAAGGTAGTTCTTCTTCTACCTCAAAATTTACACAAGAAGAGAGAATGAAAAAATACTTCGCGGCAATCCTTAACGATAAGGAGACCCAAGGACAAAGAAGACTTAGAATCTTACCAACTAAAGATGGTTCTTCACCATTCAAAGAGGTTTACTTCCACGAGATTCAAGTAGACGGAAAATTCCAAAAATTCTATGACCCGGGAAAAAACGACAATGAACGTTCACCTTTAACTGAGGTTTACGAAGAATTACGTTCAACAGGTAAAGATACTGATAAAAAATTGGCATCAAATTACTTATCACGTAAATTCTATATTGTTAAGGTTATCGATAGAGATAACGAAGAAGATGGTGTTAAATTTTGGAGATTCAAATCTAACTACAAAAATGAGGGAATTTATGATAAAATTATCCCTATCTACCGAAACAAAGGTGATATTGCAGACCCTGAAAAAGGTAGAGACCTTATCTTAGAATTAACTAAGGCAAAAACACCAAAAGGAGCTTATTACACCGTAATTCAAACTGTTATGTATGATGACGCGGCACCTGTTCACGAGGATAAAGATCTTGCGGACTCTTGGATTAACGATGAGTTAACTTGGGAAGATGTTTACTCTAAAAAACCGGTTGAGTATTTAGAGGCCATCGCAAGAGGTGAAACACCAAAATGGAACTCTGAAAAAGGTGGTTATGATTATGGTGATTCATCTGAAGATGAAACTTCATTTGGTGGTTCTAAATCTTCAGGTTATGAAGACCCACAAGCTGATGCTGAAGGGGATGATGATATGCCATTTTAGACAAAATGACTTGGACACTTATCTTGGACACTAGGACATTCTTAGTGTCCAAGATATATACAAAACTAACTAAAAACAATATTAACTTGGACATATGGCAATAAGAAAAAAAACATTTTCGTTAGAGGATATTAAGGGTAAATTCTCTACAAAAACGAAATACAAACCTGAAAGTTTCTATAACTGCGGAGATGCTTTTATGGAAGCGTGTGGATTACCCGGACCTGTAATGGGGGGGATAAATATGTTCTTAGGACACAGCAACACATCTAAGACAACCGCTTTAATACTTGCCGCTGTCGATGCTCAAAAAAGAGGACATCTACCCGTTTTCATTATAACCGAAAAAAAATGGTCTTGGGACCATTGTGTTGAATTAGGGTTTCAAGCGGAAAAAAATGAAAATGGGGAATGGGATGGTCATTTTATATATAATGACTCGTTTGATTATATTGAACAAATGACTGATTATAT